CGATTGTAACTATACCCGGTGAGCGTCAGTTGTTTGTCAGAGAAGATGGCATCTACCAGTGGACAGGTGGCCCTGCTGTTGAAAAGATCAGCTTTGCGCTGGACGATGGATATTGGCCCAACCTCAACAGTGCGCGATTGCCGTATTCGTTCGCACTGTTTTACCCAGCCGAAGAGCAGGTGTGGTTTTTTCTGCCCTTTGGCGCATCACAAACGCAGATGAACAGCGTGGTTATATACAGTAACCGTCTTAACTGTTGGTTTGGCCCGTATAATGGGTTTACGCGCAACGCTGCGGCCATGATCGACGAGTTGCCCCATGCTGGTGATTTTGCTGGCCGTATACAGAAACATGAGACAGGTGACAACGATGACGGGTCAGCTATCCAAGCGTTTTTCGAGACTGCGAGTTTAGCTCCTCTGGGCGATGCTGTTCAATGTCGCTGGTTGTATAACCGTACATTGTTCGATAACACAGGCGATTTTGATCTAAGTGTAACCCAGACCTCTGCGTCGATAGTCAGTAACGTCGAAACAATACAGATGGGTGATCTGGGCGCTACGTTGAACACTACGTTTACACTGGATGCAAGCGTTCTACAAAGCGATGTAACTGCACTGACCACGGACAGTGATCTGTTTGGATACGATCCGCGCACTAAGCTGCGGTTCAGCAATTTTAACGATGACGAGACGTTTACAATTCGCCGCACCAATCTGCAATACAAGCCGATTGGTTTGACGCGCAAACGCACAACAGGAATAGAGTAATGGCTGTAAGTTCATTTGCAGGTGGCTCAAATTACAGGCGGCGTACGCCTACTAATAGTAGAAGGCGAGTATTGGCTCCTAAACCGCCTGCAACAATAAAACCTGCTGCGCCTTACAACCCGTATGCAAGTGGTAGTAGTACGCCTCAGTTGCAAGATCCTATAACAAACGCAATTGCAAGTGGGTCTACTGGCGCAGGTTTTGATGACACTGTAACTCCAACGGGCGTAAATACGAATGCCCCCGGTGCGTTTCAAGAAGAAACTCAAGGTAAAACGGCCAGCGGCAGCCCTGTCCCATTTAACCAACCGCCGCCTCCTCCACCGCCGCCGCCTATGTCGGCAAGTGATTATTCCGCGCTCTCAAGCGGTGGCGTAACTGCACCTGCGCCAAGTCAAACAGGGGTGTTGCCGCAGGGCAGTATGACCCCAGAGCAGTATAGGCAAGCATCACAGATGAATAGCGGCAACACGGGTGTTCAGCCGCCCACATCGGCGAGTGACTATGCTGCCATATCAAGAGGCACACCCCCCGTAGCACCTGCTGCTCAACCTACGATGACAGCAAGTGATTACTCTGCTATATCAAGAGGTACGGCTGGGACAAGCACTCCCAACAATGCTTTTGACGATACAGTTACTCCTACTGGTAGGTCTACAGAAGTTCCAGTTGTAACGCCAAGAGATACACCTACGGTAGTTAATCCCTATGCAAGTGGAACAAGTACTCCGACTACTGAGACTGCACCAGCACCCTTTAACCCCTACGCAAGTGGGACGAGTACTCCACAAGTTGAAACTCCTCGACCAACAATGACCGCCGATGATTACCAGAACATATTGCGCGGCGAAACCCAAGATATAAGAGATTCCATCGTTACAGCAGATGATTACAATAGGTTACTTAGTGGTCAAGGTGATCGAATTGTAGAAGCGGTAAATCAAGGTAGGATGACAGCAGACGACTACCAGAACATCTTGCGAGGTGAAACTCAAGATATAAGAGACTCAATAGTAACGGCAGACGATTACAATAGGTTGCTCAGTGGGACAGAAGATCGCATAACAAGTGCGATTAGCCAAGGCCGCATGACAGCAGACGATTATCAAAATATTCTACGGGGCGAAACACAATCTATACGGGAAGCGATAGACGCTGATAGAGTCACTGCTGACGATTATGCTCGTATACTGGGTGGAGAATTAACAGCGCGTGATGAAAGACAGGCTCAAGAACGTCAAGCAAAGGAAGCCGCTGAAGCACAAGAAAGAGCAGCCAAGCAAGCAATAGAGGATCGTATGAATTTACAATTCAACGATAGGCTTGCTGAAACTTTAGGGAGTAGACGGCCAATAAGTCAGATAAGAACCGCAGATGATTACCGTAATGTAAGTACAGGTCAAACACCATTTGAACCGTCTCAAATTCTTAGAAGGCCCGATGTAGTAACCTCAGTTGATACCGCAGATGATTACCAACGTATTTTAGGCGGTGAACGATTTGAAGGAGAGTTGCCAGATATTTCTAATTTGCAACAAAGAGCGCCATCCGACCCAGCCCTTGAAAGTCAGTTACGCGCACAGTTTGATATGCAAGCACAGCAAGGCGATGGCGGCTTGAGGACATTTGCTGCCTCACCACAGTTCAACCCGAACGCAGCTGGATTAGAAAATTTAGCTCGTAGACAGGACGCAGGGTTAGAAACATTCGCTGCCCGTGGATCGCGCTACAATAGGGGTGCAGAGCAGTTACGCAGACAGGCAGGGCAAAGACCGTCTGGGACGCTACAAGATCGTTTAGAACAAGCATACATGGGCCGTATTGACGCTGCCAATGATCCTATTCTTGCCTCGCAGATTGCTGACCAGCAGTTACGCCAGCAAGAAGCACAGCAGGGCTTGGTTGAACAATTATCCCGTTACGGCGTATTACGAGGCGGTGGTGATACAGCAGCCGCGCTGACACGTATGTCCGAGGGTAACGAGCGTAACCGATTAGCGTTAGAAGCAGCCGCCGCCCAGCGCAGACAGGGCGATTTACGCGATGCGTCAGCTTTTGACCAAGCGCGGTCATCTATGGACATAGCACAGCGTGGTCAATCGTTAGAAGAGCGCATAGGAGCAGATCGACTCTTAGATACAGCACTGGCCCGTGATGTTACACGCGCTGGACAAACAGGGCAGTTTCAAGGAGTAGATACGCTGGCCGCACAGGAACAACGTCAGCGGATGAATCTTGCTGAACGCGAACAAGATTTGAGGGAAGATATTGGGACGCAAGATATAGCCACCAGCGAGTTGGGCCGTGATGTAACCAGAGCAAGTCTGACAGGCCAGTTTCAAGACCAAGATACGTTAGCGGCGCAGTTACAAGCGCAGCAAATGGATTTGGCCGATGCAGCTAATCGCCGTGCTGATATTGCACAACAGGCTGGTCTGACAGGCGAGATTGCTGGCGAAGGGTCTGCACCTGCTATTACCACACTCGCAGGTAGGGAGTTGGCACTACGCGAGGACTTAGCAAGAGCCGAAGACCTTCGCGCACAACAGGCCGCTGAGTCTGCTCTATTTGGGCAGGTAACTACTGGTACTGAAGCCCCCATAGAAACAATACAGGGCCAACGCGCATTGAGTGACTTAGACTCTGCGGCATTAGCGCGTGAGGCTACTGAAGCAGGTTTGACGGGTCGCTTTGACGGCGCACTAACCGCAGACGAACGCGATAGGGATTTGGCTCGACGCATATCTGAGGCAGGTGTAACTGGCAGGTTTGGTGATCAAGACACCATCCAATCGCAAGTGATTGAAAGCAGCTTGCAGAACGAAGCGTTGAACCGAGGATTAGCAAGAGCCGGGGCTACGGGTCAGTTCCGCGAAGAAGGTGACACTGGCGCTGGCACAGAGACGCTTGAGAGCCGCCTACGCACGGCTGGTTTAACTGGTGAGCTTGGTGGGCAGCTAACATTGGGCGGTAGACAAGCCGAACAGGATCTCATTGGTAGCATATTGGCCGCATCTGACCCAGAGCTTGAGGGTCGCACTGATGCACTCGCTGAAGCACTAACTGGCAGACTTGGGATTGAGGAGAGAAGTCGCGTAGAAGAAAGATTTCAAGACGAAATAGCTGAATTAGGTGAGGACCTATCTTTCGATGACTTTTATAGGCTGGCCGAGGAATACGCAGATTACCCGTCTATTACAAATGCGTTGGAAGAAATGATGGCAGAGCAAGCCAGAAAAAGAGAAGAAAAAGAAAAAGAAGAAGAAGAGAGATTAAACCGAAGAGGACGAGGCGGCGCAGATCCCGCAGAAAGAAATAGAATAAACCCAAGAACCGGACTTCCAATGGTATAAATGGGGCATAGGAGACAATAACAATGGCAGCATTTCTCGCAGCAGCCGCACCATACATAGCATCAGCAGGTCTTAGCATCGGCCAAGG